ATAGTAAATGGATTAGGTAAGTTTGTTGTTGGTACTGCTGTTGCTTGAGTTTTAGAAGCCCACGAATAGTGTGTGGCTTGGTACTCCACTAAAGATAATCCTACTGTAAAATCTTCATTAAAAGTAATACCAATAACTCTAAAAGGTTTAGCAGAAAATCCTAAAGAAGAATGTGTAATATTTACTATATCTCCTATGGCTAAATCATAAGCATCTAAACTTACAGTTATTCCTAAAGATAATGCTTCTCTACTTCTTCTAAGTATAACTTCTGCCATCTCCTCGGCTTGATATGGAGATGTAATAGTTTTAAAATCAAATCTACCCTCTAACAAAAATCCACCATCAGCAGTTTTCATTGTTGCGTGTTGATCTGCACTTGGTAATCCTGAATCGTCAATAGGTGGCCATTGAATTTCATTAACTTGGAAATTTCTTGATGGATCAACAAAACTTACAATAACTCTATTAAATTTTTCGTTTTTATTTGGTGTTGATAAACTATAACCACCTATAATATCATCTTCTGTTAATGTAATACTTGCACTTCCTGTTGTTTCGATAACTAAACTATATTTACCAGCACTATAAGGAAGATAACCTCTACAACCTTTTATAAGTTCTCTAACATTATCTATGATGTTTTTTGATGTATCTAATGCTGTGTTTGTATCAAAAATGTTAATATCACTACCACCTGAATATGGTGTTACTTGTGTTTCGCAAACTAATGAAGCATCATAAAAAGATTGTAAATCTATTTCACTTATTGATAATCCTTTTCCATATCTAACATTTGTTAAATAGTCTAATAAGCACCATGCTGGGTTAGTTTGATAACTTGCAGATTGTTCTACCAAACTTGCATTATATGTTTTAACTTTTTTACCTTGTATTTTAGCTTGTACTTTTGGAATACCAGAAAAAGCATCTTGATTCCATTTAAACCTAATTGCTAAATAGCATAAACCAGATAATTTATGATTACTTCCCCAAGATGATAATGTTGATAATAAAGATGATGCTGATTGACCATCAGTTCCATAATGAGGTTCTACTCTAATTAAACTTTCTCCATCTTTATAAAAATTAGCATCTCCACTATCCACCTCAACTTCTGTTCCATCTGATAAGGCACTTGCCCAAGTAATAACTTTATCATCTATTCTTATTTCTTCTATATCGTTTATTTCTCCCTCTGCCATAACTACAGCCATATACAAATAAGTATTATCTGTGCCAGAAGTTTCTACAAATACTCTAGTTCCCCCTGTAAGTCTTTCTCCATAAATTACAGGAATATTTGCGTCATTAGATTGTTTATTGACTAATAATCCTTTTTCAAAATTATCAAAGTCATTATTACCAAAGTCAGGTTGATCTGGAATTTTTGGTCGTAATACCCAAGATAAAAATAAAGTAATACCTAACTGAACAAAAGGATTTTGTAAAAAAGGTATTTTTTTTGTTACAAAACTTACAGCACTTTTAAAAGCCTTTTTAACAAAAAAAGATTTAATTCCTGTTTCATTGATTGGTTTTCCATATCCACCTAATTGTTTTAATATTTTTTCTTCTTTTTCATTAATGTAAGCAATAAATTCGCCTTTAGGTGCATATCTATTTAATATCTTTTTTGCTATTTTTACTAAAAGTTTATCAAACCAATTAAACATTATTCCCTACCCCATTTAATATCTAATATAGTTTGAGAACTAAAATCCATTCCAACATCTGTACTAAAGAATCTTTGTTGTGATGTATTATTTGTTTTTCTACCATTCTTTTTTTCAAAGTCTGCCCAATGTGATACTATTGACAATTCTACAGAACTTGCATTTTGAGATTCAGATATTGCAAAACTTTCTATATTTCCTTTATATAAAAGGAATGGATCAGCAATTAATGTATTAGAATTATTTAAAAACCCTCTAAAAATTAATACTTCGTCATTTGTTACATTTTCATTTAGAACTAATGATATAAATGTTTGATCTGCACCTGATAATACTAAACTTATAGTAGCTTTGCTTAAATCTGTTTGTTCACTATGTTCAGATATACCCATAATGAAATCACTAGCTGAATAAGTAACTGATGAGCCTGAAACTGATGATGTTAGATCAAATGAGCAATCTGTTATATTAACAGGAGTAGAAAAACCAATAGTAATAAGATGAACAGGCCTAATATCATTAGTCGCTAGTTCGTTCTTTATCGCTGTTGTTAGGCTTCTCGTCATATTCTTCGTAAGTTGTTTGGGTTACACTTTCTGTACCTTTTAACATAGTATATTCAAATTTGCTATTAGGTTTCTTGTATTCTTTAAGATCGTTAATACTAGCATCTATTTGATCTTCATTCACAATAACTTCGGCAATAAAATCGGCAGTTATCTTGTGGGTTATTTTATATTTTTTCATTAAAGTGCTTCTTCTACATCAAATTCAAATTGATATAAAGCATTACCATCTTTATCTGCACCAGCTACACCAAACTCTTGAACATCATTTGTTAAGTGAACTGTAAATGCAACATTATCATAAGTTATATCTGATGAAGAAACTGCTGTAGTTAAAGGTGGCTCAATAGTTAGAGTGCCTGTAGAAATATCTGATTGATCTGCAACGACCATATAAACTTTAGAATGATTAGCAAATTTAATCATATCTCCAGCTTTTAAAGTTCCTGTGCCTGTACCACCTAATGTTATAGATGTATCTCCAGCACTTGCTGTTCCATGAGGAGTACCTGATGCAGTACCTCTAGCATCTTCTACTTCTGGTGGGATTATAGTAAAGTTTTCTTTGCCTGATCTTTGTTTAACTATAAAGGCCATAAGATCGCCATAAACATCACTTCTTTTTGCTGTAATTACTCTAGCAGTAAATCCCCATCTTTGACCATCTATTTGTCTAGCAAGTTTCTTACCAGATACAGTTTTTGAGATAATAGTATTTTGAATAGACTTTATTCCTAAAGATTCAAACTTAGCAGTAGATATTGGAAAAGCACCTGACATTAGATTAAGTTTTTACTCCCTCTTTCATTAACTGCATTATTAATTAATTGTGTAATAGTTCCTCTTGATCTTACAAGTAATTCTTCAAAGCCAGAAGCATCTACTGTGTTGATATTAAAATTAACTGTTGTACTTCCACCATTTCCTGTGCCTCTAGCAGATTGTGTTATTTGGCCTGTTTGATTAGGTACAAATAATTCTGCACCTTGTTCGCCAACCACGATTGGTTGTCCTTTTGATACAGCGCCACCTCTAGCAAAAAAAGGTATGCCACCTCCACCACTACCACCACCCATAGCCATAAGTAAAGCTTGATACATTACTTGTTTTCTTTTTTCTTTTGTAATGTTCTTTTCCATATCTAATTTTTTAGTATCTTGCTTAAATATTTTTTCTATTAAAAATTTTTCTATTGTAAGCAACATTATTCTTTCAATCATTTTTGATAAAATATCTACTAATAATCCTTGTGCTAATTGTTTAAATGACATGTTTAAAGATTTACCAAGAACTACTGCTTCTGCTATTGATCTTGAAATTTTACTTGTGAAAGATGTTATCGTACTAACTATTTCTGATGATAAAGAAAACTCTGCATTTTGCTCTTTTATTTTTTCTAATACTTGACCTTGAATATCATTTTGTTCTTTAAATTTTTTAACTCCCTCTGTTTCTAATTCATGGAATTTTATTCTTTTTTCATTTGCTTCTTGCATTAAGAAATTTTGTAATTTTAATTCTTTTTCTTTTGCCTTAGCAATAGCTTCTTCTACTTTAGCTATATCTACTACTGATTCTTTTGTTCGTATCATTGTTTTGTGTAAATCTCTTGCATCAGGTAAAGTATTTTTGACACTATCTGCAAAATCTTCAAAACCATCTTTCATGTCATCAAATAATTTCTCCATACCTTTAAATGCTAAAAATATTGCACCACCTTTTGCTATGGCTTTTGCAATTCCTAATAAACTCCCCTTTGTGAATAAACTAGCAAAGCCAAATGACATCATAGCTTTAGCAACATTGGTTACTGCTACTGCAAGATTAGTGAAT